ACTGTCATGATACTAACCTCGCATTAAAAGGCTCAACATACAGTTGTGCCTGCTCACTAATCCTATTTAAATCGTACTTGCCACAGAACCTCATGAATCTGATTCCAACTTGGTCTACGCTCTTGTTCTCTGCCTTGGCCTGTGCAATGGTTTGATCAAGTTCTTCCACGATCGCTTCTGGCTGTGCATGTAGGTCTACTAATGCTCTGTTCCTTTCGTAATCTTCCATAACTCTGTGTTCGTTTCCATCATGATCTACCCATTTAGATAGCATTAAATTGTTCCAAGTGTAACCTTTCTCTTTACGATCAGCAAATGCTTCTTGTAAGCCTATCTTGTTCTTTGTGCCCTTTGTACGCACACCCGGGTATGCACTAAAGATGTTGTCACTGGGATCACCCCGCATGGCCTTCTCAAACACGATCCACTCTGTGTCTGGTGCAGGCTTGGGTGCTTTTAATTTCTTGTCTATTACAGGCTTGCCTGTCTTTGCGTCAAACCAACCCTCGTGTGTGAGTGTGGTCTCGTTGACACCGTTGTATTGTTTCACACGTGGTGTGATCAATTGATTTAAATCCTTGTCCGTGCTTATGATCACATGTTCCTGGTCGGGGTGTTTGTCAATCCAACGTGCTATTAGATCATCTGCTTCTGTTCTGCCGTTCCTTAGAACTGTGGCATTTGTTTTTGTTTTAACAAAATCAACAAAGTCATCATACACTTCCCAGAACACTTCATTCTCTTCTTTTTCTTTCTCGGTCATGGCATCTGCCATTTCCTTACGATTTCTTTTGTATGGTGCATACATATCTTTCCTGAATGATCTGCCCTCAAGACAGAATACAACATGAGTTCCTCCAAAGTCCTGCCATGCTTTCTTGATACTGTTCATCATGATGTGTATGGCCATGCCCACCTTCTCGGAGGTATCCCCTCTGATCACGTGTCGTGCCCTAAAGAACGTATTTGCTGTGTCTACTAATATATGTGCCATTACCTAATTATAACATAGAACATGAATATGATCAACCAGACGTGTGCGGTAATGTTGGATTCATTCCGTGATAGAAATGTGGATACCAACGTATGTAATCTAGTATTTCTTTTGTGGTTTTGAAGTAATCATTTGTAAATGGCGTTAGTATATTCTTATGAGTGGTTTCAATCCATGAATTAATATACGCTTCTTCTATTAAATCGATGTCAGTGATTGGAATATTTTCTTGATTATTCAATGCTTTTATTATTTTCCCGCATCTTTCACGTGTAGCGAACTTTTGTATTCTATTTTGGAACTGATCATAGACATCGTAAGCATCTTGATCTACAAGTATCTGCAGATCAAACTTTTGGTTGGCAGATTCAACATGTTTGAAAAAAGACTCCTTTTCCCAAAAAGCACTCACAGGAAAGTAATACACCCTAGGAAGGGATCGTGCTCTGTAAAAACGATCAATTCTTATTAGTCCATGGTTCTGTATATCGCTGAATCCTAACTTGCAAAAATCACGCAAAATAAAACGTGGTATGCTGTCAACTATTTTAACCCCATACAGTTTTTCAATTGCGTCTTTGTCCTCGGGGAAGTTGTTTATGATTATGTTTGCTGTGTCCATATTAAGATCACGGTCAGCAGGTCTGATGTAGTTCATTCTCTGCAACCAAAGTACGTCATTAGGATTTATTGTAATAATAATGTGAGGATCGTTTTTATCGGGCCAACCCCGCTCATACATGTGTCCTCTTTCAAACTTACTTGAGTATTTTATTTGTTCGCTATGAGATGTGCCTAGGGCAGTGAACGGCATCGCTGATATTTTTGGAGTCAGTGTGCTGAATCTATCCAAGAAATATCTTAGGAAATTTCCATGAGTACCGGCCTGAAATCCTATGTGTACAGTCATCTATTAATCTTAAAAAGATATTTAAACTGATTTATTCCATGCACTGTAATTTTCCGCCCAAAATTTATTGTGATTTGATCTATAATGTTTTCCTTCGTGTATTTCAACTTATTATAGTCGACGAGCCTTAAGTCAACGTAGACTAATATCATTGTGTCATATGATTCATGTAAAAACTTGAGATTATCACACAGTGTTTCGGGTGTGACATATCTAAACTCTTCTGATTCATAAACTACCACTGAAGTTGGCTTTATGTACTTGTTGATGGCCTGGACCATGGTCTTAGATTTAAATTGATTAAAATATTTTATTGGCACACGAGGATCAAATATTCCTTGCCATTTCCTATGTTCAAAAGCAATAATATTTTCTTGTTTACCGTCGCCATTGCTATCTATCCAAACACTTTTGCCTTTTGGGACGTGCGATTTGATCGCCTCTAGATATTCCTGCCTGTGTATTTGTTCGTATATAACTTTCTTAGATTCTACAGTTAACTCGAAGTCATCATAAGATTCAATGATTTTCATTCTATAAAAAATTGTGTTGTTGGACTAGCAAAGTTAAAGTGATGTCCTTTTAACTCTTTTACGAAATAATGATCTATTCGTTTGTCTTCGAAGATGTTTTCAATGAAATGTAACAAAGCCATATCATAATCATCGTCGACTTGCTCGTTGTTTCTATTTGTGTAAATTAGAAACTTGTTTATAGAAACACAGACCCTGTCTATTTTCTTTATTGGGTGAAGTAGTTGTGCCAATTCTTTGTCGCTGGTCTCTTTGTTTATTATAGCCAGTGCTTGTTTTCCAGGTTTCTGCACTAAATTTAATTTATCCTGGAAGTAGTTGACATCACCCATACTGTACACAGGAACTTTGCCGAAGAAGTCTAAAATTCTTTGGTCTTGCAATAACTCAACTTCGCCTGGTATAAATGCTTTTTGTTTTTCTCGCCAACTAATCATTTTGAAGTGTTGTGCTAGTTAACAGATTTAGGAGACTTCTGTTTTGCCGTCATCTCTTCTGTTGATCTGTACGTATCCAGATCCGGTGACGTCTATGCCTTGTTCATTACCGATAGTCTTACACAGTGTTTGGAACCATCTGTCGACGATCTCTTCTTCACTTGCACCTTCGTACCCAGATTGTTTCAACATGTTCACGAATTCCGGGTTCCAGTCTAGTTCAAAGAAACCATTCCTTGGATTCTCAGGGTTCACATTTAGATTAAGAACTTTTACAATTGGCTCTTCACTTTTCTTCTTGCCTTTTTTGTCTTTAAGATTCTTTTTCTTGATAGTTGTCTTTGCTGTTTTCTTTACCTTCATAATATTATTATACCTTATTTTTACCTTTTAGTCTACTACTATGTGCCAATTGCATTACCAAACAGATACACATGGACTCTGGCCGCCACATTGTAACCTCTCTTGAATGCCTCTTCTGCCACTTTACCAGCAGTAGCAGTCTGTTCTTCTTCCCTTGCACCAGTGGGCATTATCCATACTGGCCAATCTACGCCTGCTTCTCTGAATTTTCTCACTGTGTTTTCAAGTTCTTCCCACTCTCTTCTACTTGCACCCACAACAAATTTAAGTTGTCCTCTGTCGCTACAATCTGCGTATTCTTTCACGTTCTCAGGCTTGATTGCTTTTGCCGTCTTCTCACCTGACACTGTGAACAGTTTTGGACTAACACTGAAGAATATTTCTTCTGGTATATCCTTTACCCATTGTTTGAATAATTCTGTAAGTTTCTGCGTGCCGTTTGTTTCAAACGTCATCGAACTAGGTAAGTTTGCTCTCTTTTCTAATGATCTGTATATGCCCATACTCGCGGCCTGTCCTGTGATCATTAGAGGTTCTCCACCTGTGAAACACAAGTGTTGATGTTGTCTAGAGTTTGGATGTAGGAACAATCCATTTTGGTTTGTGTCTGTTTTCAATATATCCACGATCTTATTTGCTAACACTGTTGGGGTTTCATATCCCATCAGTTTCTTGAACTTCTTTGCCCATGTATAAGAACTGTCACAGCCTTTTTCCCACACGGGTAAGTCTTCAACTTTTTTTACACTATCAACATCAAAGTCTTCAAATGGTAATTCATATGTGCTTGGATCTGTTGGATCCTTTTGTCCAAACCCGCTACACTGCAAGTTGCAAAGGAAGAATCTTATCCAAGCGGTTGGAACGCCTGTGTAGTGTCCCTCGCCTTGTATGCTATGGAATATCTCTGAATAGTAATATTTCTTTTCGTCTACCATATCTCCGGTAATATCCTTTTTGTTGCTTCAACTAGTTCTTCTATTTTATACTGTTCTTTGTCTTCAGTCAACTCAATCCAGACGACCTTGTTGTCTTCTATAATTATTTTCCATTTATTGTCAGGAGAAATATTACCAGTCACTACTTCTTCTTGTTCTTGTCCAACCTAACGACCTTGCCGTCGGTGTCTTTTAAGTGTCCAACCGATTCTCTCTGGATGTCATGCACCGAGAAATTGGCCCAGTACAGTTCAAACGCAACTCCGTCTTCCAGACCCTCGAATGAGTGGTATAGTCCTGGTTTGACTGCTGTAAAGTCCCCTGGGTTTAAAATAGTTTCATCCACGAGGTCGTAGTCTTTCTGCCATACCCGGATCTTCATCTGTCCGCTCATGACATAGAAACCATTCCACTTCCATTCGTGTAAGTGTTTGGAACACACTCCGCCTTTCTTGTAATCGATCCTGTGGAACTCCAGTGAGTTGTTTGCTAATATAAGTTCTGTTTCTCCCCAGATTTTTCCTGCTTTGTTTGACATAAATTTTGTACCTTCCTATTAGATATTATATAGGATATTTAGATGAGTTGTCAATGGGGGAGCAAAAACTCCCCCTAGAGATTATTTGAGTTTGTAGGTCTTCTGTAGTCTGTTCAGCAATAATCCGTATGCTGGTAAGAACACAACTAGTCCCACTATGATTTTCAACACCACTTGCGATCCCGCAATCTCAACCCAGTTCGCCGCCATGTATTCGTCGGCACTGTTGTTAAATGCAACTGCAAAGAATGTGTAAGTGTCAATTATGTTAGCCGCGATAGTAGATACCGCTGGTGCCAACCACCAGTTCTTGCCGTATGTCTTTGATTCCCTGATGTACTGGAATACATACACGTCAAGTAAAGTACCAATTGCATAAGCAGTGGCACTTGCGAAACCAATCCTCATGGCAACCGATTGTGGTGCCCCTTCTGCCAATACAACTGCGATCGATCCAATAATTGCTAATGGATAAGCCGCCGCTATCGTGGCTCTTGCTATTTGTTTGCCCAATAGTCTGACAGTCAAGTCAGTTGCTATCACTACTAATGGGAATGTGAATGCCGCCCACGTAAGTTTCACTCCTAGTATCTCTACTGGGATTGCCACTAACGCATTTGAAACGATGATCACTACAACATGTAGTAACACTAATTTCATCAGCATTGATTTGTCTACGTTTTTAAACATTTAATCTCCTATAGGTTAATTTAAATGTACGTAATTGTAGCAGTTTATTGGAATAAGGTCAATACAACCTTTGATCTACTTGTCCCAGTCTTCCCATGGGAAAACTATCCAAGCGGGTGCTTCGTCCTTGTTGATCTCGTAGCCGTGGTAATCTACTTTGACCTTGCTTGGCTTGTTGTTGATCAGTGCGGCGAACCTTATCCTGTCCTCACGTTTGCCGAAGTTGTCAAGAATGTATTGGAATGTGGCACCTGAGTCGTTAATGTCGTCGATGATCAATATCTTTTTTTGGAATGCGAATGCTTTTTCTAGAGTACGCAAGTCAGGCTTGACAGTGTGATCTCTCAATCTTATGTCTAATACTTCGTGTGCCGTCTTTAGTCTGTGAGAAAGATACACCCCAGGTATGCAACCACCCCTGTTGATTCCAAGTATGATGTTGGGCATCCAGTTTGAATGCACCATCTTGTCTTCTATCTGGATCAGTGCGTTACGCATCTGTCCTGTTGTGAAATAGTTCTTTTTAACTTCTTTGCTCATATTCCAAAATAGTAATTCATTAAGCCACCTATCAATAGTGTGACAAGTATAGCATTTAGGAACAACAGTGCTCTATCGTGCCATAGGTATCCAACCCATGCCCAACCCACTGTGCCGAACAGACCAAACCACATGTCGATGTGTGGTATCGTGCCAACACTCCTGGCCGCGGTTGCTATCAGTATCAGTGCAACAGAGAACCATTTCACGTACCAAGAGAGGTCTCCCTTGGGTGTCACTTTCTTGATCACCCTGGAAGAATTCAACTTCTTGATCTTGTCGTCCAGTTTCTCTTTGATTGGTTCTATGTTATTTGGTGTATCGCTCATATACCCTGTTGATCACGTTGTTGGTTGTTACGAAACTGGCACACTTGGCCATATCCTTTAATCTCCTAGCACCTATGTATGTGCAGGCACTCCTGACTCCGCCCAGTATGTCTTCCAAAGTTGGTTCAACAGGTCCTCTGTGTGGCAGTGAGATAAGTCTTCCCTCGTTGCCTCTGTATCCGTCTTTACGTTTGCCATGCACTTCTCGGGCTCTGTCCGAGCTCATGCCATAAAATTCTACCCTGCCGTCCACCACAGGTTGTTCTGACTCATCGTGTCCTGCCAACATACCACCTATCATGACCATGTGTGCTCCGCCACCAAATGCTTTTGCAATATCACCTGGGTACACGCAACCGCCATCCGCCATTATGTGTCCACCAACACCGTTCGCGGCGTCTGAACACTCGACTATGGCCGAGAACTGTGGCACACCAACTCCGGTCATTGTCCTTGTTGTGCATACCGATCCTGGCCCTATCCCTATCTTGACGATGTCAGCACCGTTTATTATCAATTCCTCTACCATCTCTGGTGTTACGACATTTCCTGCTATTATTACCTTGTCTGGGTATTCGTCTCTGACTTTCTTTATGAAGTCTACCATGTTTTGGTGGTATGCGTTTGCAACGTCAACGGTGATCATCTTGACATCTGGAAACATCTCTAGCACCTGTTTCATGTTTGCCCAATCCTGAGCTTCTGGATCCCACATCACGTTGGTTCCTGTACACACAGACACAGATTGCATTCTCAATCCTGTGCCCGCGGCCTCTTTCCATTGTTCTGGTGTTGTGGTCTTTGTTATCACAGTCATCATCTTGTGCTTCTGCATTTCTTTTGCCATTGAAAATGTACCAACGCCATCCATGTTACTTGCGAATATTGGAAGGAAATCCATTACCTTGCCTGAGTTCCGGAAGGTGAATTTACGTGTCATATCCACGTCACGCCTTGAGCTCAAGGTTGAACGCTTTGGCTTCAATAACACATCTTCAAAGTTTAATTTTGGTTCGTTATCAATCCTCATTTTCTTCCTTTTCTTTTGTCTTGCAAATTTCAAGAACACTCTTATAGTGCTCATGGGCCTGTTTCAGTGCTGGGTATTTGTCTTGCAGTTCCATCTCGTCAAACACGTCAAGTCCTACATCATTGTAACTGAATGTAAATCCTGAGTCAATAGTATCGACTGTTGCTGTTTTCACAACCCCGCCTGTGTTTGTGGTCATGCCTAGGTCGTCGTCTAGGTCCGCAAATGAATACGTAAAGTCTCCCGTGTTCTCGATGCCGTTTGAACTCATTTGAGTCATCTCTATGTTGTCTGACTGCATGTTTGCTTGTTCGATCTTTAATTGTTTCTTTGTTTTAGCCATGACCCTTCATGCTCATACAGATTTTATAGAATTCGTCTCTGGTTGCAGGATCGTCCTTGAACGCACCTAGCATGATTGCCGTGGTCATGTCCGATTCATGTTCCCTTACACCCCTGTGTGTCATACAATGATGTTCTGCCTTCACTACAACTGCAAGATTCTCAGTCTTGGCATATTTTTTTAATTCGTCTGCGATCTGTGTTGTCATCTCTTCCTGGATCTGTGGTCTCTCCACGATGTGATGCACAATCCTGTTGAACTTGCTCAATCCAATCACTTCACCGTTAGGGATAATGCCTACCCATGCTCTTCCCACGATGTTCTGGAAATGATGGGCACACGTTGATCGTATTGATATAGGACCACTGGTGTACATGCTCTTGTAACCCATGTTGGGAAAACTTGTTACTCTCGGTGCTGGCTTGAATCTACCACCAAATGTTTCTCTGATGTACATTTTCGCCACACGTTTCGCAGTCTCGTTAGTGTTGTGATCGTTTTCCGTGTCGATCACCAGGCTGTCTAACACACCCTGTAGTTTCTCTTGCACTTCTGCCTGTAATAGATCCATCTCACCATCTTCTATGTATTCAGAGATGTTGTCATTTGAATGGAATCTCTTGCCTGCCTTCTTAATTCTCTCTTTTATCTTTTTACTAATTGGTGTTTCAGGCATCCAACTATCTTTTAAAATATCTTCGCTCATTATTGTATTTCCTTCTTGTGTGTCTTGTTATACCATTGTACAGCAGTTGCCACCACATTGTCAATTGAACTCTGTGTTGGCGCCCAACCTAACTCTTTTTTCACTTTGTCTATGTCCGCAACCAAATACGCTGGATCACCCGGTCTGTTGTCATGTATCTCTATCTTCATCTCACCTGCGTGTTTCTGCACTGTATTTAGAAGTTCTCTGTTAGACGCCGGAGCACCTGAGCCAAGATTGAATACTTCCGACACTTGCTTCTCTGATGCATAGTTCAATGCCTTCACATGGGCATCTGCTAGATCCATAACGTGTACGTAATCTCTCACACAAGTTCCATCTGGTGTGTCATACTTGTCGCCGAACATTTTGAATGTCTTGCCTTTTCTTACTGCGTCTATGGCCAATGGTATTATGTGTGTCTCCTTTTCCCTTAGTTCACCAACCTCTGCTTCTGGGTCAGCACCGGCGGCGTTGAAGTACCTAAGACCAACACTGGATAAACCGTATGCTCTCTGATAATCTTTGCATATCATCTCCATCATTAATTTACTGCCACCATACGCACTGATTGGATTTGGTACGTCTGATTCCCTGCACTTTCTGAATCCAGGATCTCCGTACGTGGCCGCACTTGAACTGTACACGAAAGTCTTGACTCCGCATTCTATCAATTTGTCAAGCAACACAACCGTTGCAATCACATTGTTTTTGTAATATTCCGATGGATTCTTCACAGACTCCGCCACTGAGGCACTTCCGGCGAAATGTATGCAACTTGTGATATCAAATCTTTTAATAATTTCTTCCAGTCTCTCTATCTCTTGTGGAAGGTTTATGTCAAATATTGGACCAAATTCTGCCGGTTTGAATTTTGTCTTGAGGTCTCGATCTATGACTATGGGTGTGAAGCCGTTTTTTGCTAGGAACTTGCAAGTGTGTGAGCCCACATAACCCGCACCGCCCGTGACCAATACGGCCTTGCTCAAACCTTTAATACTTGGATTCTGATACTGTGTTTCTGTAGTGTTGTCCATCTCTTCTCCATTGTTCACCCTTGCCTGTCATAATGTCTATCATCCTGTCTATGGTACCGTCGGTCCAATCAGAAATCTTACCTATACTAGGGGATGGTTTGCTTAATAATACTTCTAGTTTGTCCATTGCATCTTCCATCGACCACGGAACATACATTCTCGTGTGGTCGTTTGCAAACGTTTCCGGGAATGATCTGTATGCCGGAAACAGTGTGTTGCAACCCATTGCGTCTGCCTCACTCACTGTGTTGGAGACCCAATCCTGTAAAGCACAGTTGAACATGACCCTCGAATCAGCGAGTAGTTCGTAGTACTCGTTCTTCTTCAAGTTCTCATGTATGGTCAGTATGCCTTTTTTTGCAAGATATTTGGCTTCGTCTACGTAGAATTGATTGTTTGATCTCAAAGGACCACCTTGACATATCGCGAATTCAACGTCTGGGTGTTTCTCTTTGTATTTCAATGCCAGCGCCATGAAGAAATTTGGTTGTTTCTCTTGATCCCATCTCGCTCCAAATATAACTCTCTGTTTCCTTTCGATGAATGGTTTCCTGTCTGGTACCCTGCCTTGCACTTCTTCCTTGCCAAAACTCAAGCCCGATATGTTGTATATGGGTGCCGACCAGTTTGCTATTCTCATGTGTGCCACCATCTCTTCATTGGTTGCTAGTATTCTAACATTAGGTATTTCATTACACATCTGTTCATACATGCTCATCCACTTGCTCATGCCCCATACGTGTACGAAGTCATCTGGGTCTATGGCCTGTGCTAGGCATCTCAGATATATTGTAGGTCTGTGTTTCTCCTCAACCTGATGTAATATGTAAGGCAATGATTCCATGCCTGGTTGGAACATGTCCTCAAAGAATACTATATCATCTTTGGTCACCTCGCCATTACGCATCATCTGTACCAGGTTCATCATCTGGCTCATTCCAAAGTATGACCTTCCGTGTGCGTCAAGCACCTGTCCAACACTGATCGCTTTGGTGTCGTCTATTGTTGTACCTGGTACTACAACGTAATCAATTCCTCTTTTCTTGTATGCACGTTCAGTCCAGTCCTGTAGTTGTAAAGTGTATCTGCCTTCGTATGGCTCTAGGCCCATGTAAAATATTTTCATAGTATTAGTATAACAGATCTATTCCCACTTGTCATTAAAATCTTTGTATAAAGTGTATGCGGCTGTTAGTTCTTCTCCTTCCTTGATCGGTTTAGTTGTAATTAGGTATTTCACTGGTAGTTGGTGCCAAAAGCCTGCGACGTTCTTGCAGTTGGGATTGTCCGAATGATTGTAGAATGCACCCAAGGCCGTTCTTATACTGCCATGCGGAAAGTTTTTATTCAGCACATGTACAATTCCTAGCACTACATCTGCGTCAAAATCTTTGGTTGCGAATAAACCTAGACCTTGTACATCTGAGTCTTTTATAGTTACTCCGTCTGGTAGTGGTTTATACATTAACTTTTCCTTTTTGTTCTTTTATGCAGATACTCTGCTATTCTGTAAATCCTGTGCAACTGGTAAACACTTTGACCAGTGTCACGCCAATATTTTTTTGTCAAGGGCTCTGCTATCCTTCTGATTGCTTTATTTTTTTTTGACTCTTTTACTCCCTGCTCGTACACTGCTCCGCCTGACTGTTTGGCTTCCAACCACCCGTGCTCGTGTGTCTTTCTTGAAGATGTCATCAAAGTTCTCCCGATATTTGTTGTTGCTAGGCCTGGATTTTCCATCCCAACTACCCGGCATTGTTTTTCAAGTATTCCATCATAGTGTCTACGTCCGACACTTCGAACGGGTCATTGTCATCGCTGGCATTGTTCTTGCCAGGTTCTTCAAATACTTTAACAACCTCTCCGTTGTCCACAAGCATTGAATACCTCCAACTTCTCATTCCAAATCCTTGACCTGGCTTGTTAACAAGCATACCCATGCCTTGTGTGAACACTCCTTCTCCGTCCCCGATCGATTTAACTTTCTTTATGTTAGTGTCCTTGAACCAAGCGTTCAT